GGTCAGCGGAAGGTCACCGAGGCGGTGTTGGGGGCGCGGCGGCGCCCGATCAGGGATGCCGGTGGTTGGGGTTTGGACCGTTCGGATCCGACTAGTGCTATTTATCCGATCGTCGCTTGCACGTTGGCGTTGTGGGGGGCTACGAGCCACAAGCGGACGAAATCTAAAGGAAGGGTCATGGTGCTCAAGTGACCTCTCTCGCGACTTTGGTGGCGACCACCGGCCCCGTTGAGGGTTTGACCGACGAAGAGAAATACACCCTCAACGAGTTGTGGCGGGTGTGGACGTTGAAGCTGCGCAGAAACATTCTTCGCACCGCCTACTACGACCAGCGCAACGTCTTGAAGGACTTGGGGATCGCGATCCCCCCGCACCTCACCGATTTGGAGATGGTGTTGGGGTGGCCGGCTAAAGCGGTGGATGTGTTGGCGCGGCGGTGCAAGCTGGACGGGTTCGTCGTCCCAGGCGATGAAGAGGATTCGTTCGGGATCAAGGCGTTGTGGCGTGCGAACGACATGCATATGGAGCTGCCCCAAACGTTGACTTCGGCGTTGGTGCATTCGTGTGCGTTCATCACCGTCACCCGCGGGGACACTTCGGCGGGGGAACCGGAGGTGTTGATCTCTTCCCAGTCCGCTCTGTATGGGTCGGGGATTTGGGATGCCCGCCGCAGACGGTTGCGGGCCGCCCTGACGATCACCGATATGGATGAGATCGGCCGGGTGACGGGCTGGGCTCTGTTTATGCCGCAGATGACGGTGCAGGCGGTGTGGGATGAGAACCGGTGGGTGGTGTCCCGGTTCGCGCACACGTTGGATCGGCTTCCTGTGGAGGTGTTGCCGTATAAGCCTCGCCTGGATCGGCCGTTCGGCTGTTCAAGGATTTCGCGGGCGGTGATGGGGTTGTCGGATTCGGCGTTGCGGACGCTGTTTCGGATGGAGATCCACGCCGAGTTCTTCTCGAGCCCGCAGCGGTATGCGATGGGCGCCGACGAGTCGATGTTTGTGGATGCTGATGGGGAGCCGATCACGCAGTGGCAGGCCATTTTGGGCAGGGTGTGGGCGGCTGGGCGTGACCCGGACACGGGGGATGTTCCGCAGTTGGGGCAGTTCCCGCAGTCCTCACCCCAACCCCACACTGAGCAGTTGCGGTCGTTGGCGGCCATGTTCTGTTCGGAAACGTCGCTGCCGTTGAACGCGCTGGGGATTGTTCAGGACAACCCGTCCTCGGCGGATGCGATTGAGGCGGCTGAGCGGGATCTGATCATCGAGTCAAAGTATGCGATGGATCATTTCGGGCCGAGGTTGGCTCGGGCGATGGTGACGGCGGTGCAGATCCGGGATGATTTGGATGCCCCGCCGGAAGAGTTGACCAATCTGGATGCGTTGTGGCGTGACCCGGAGAACCCACCCCAGTCGGCGGCGGGGGATTTCCTGATCAAAACGGTGCAGGCCATGCCGTGGCTCGCGGAGTCGAAGGTTCCGCTGGAGCAGTTGGGGTGGGATTCGACGACGGTGGAGCGGGCCTGGGCCGACAAACGCCGCGCCTCGGTCACCTCCCTGCTGTCTAGGCTCACCACCCAGCCACCCGCCACCGAACCGGCCCCCGACACCCTCGGGCGGGGTGTGCCTGAGGCGGCGAGGTTCGCCGAAGGTGACTTCGTCACTTGGGATGGCGGTGAGGGTGTGATCGAGCATCTGATGACCGATGGGGTTTTGGGGGTGGAGGGCTCGGAGTACGCCATCCCCGCCAGCCCGGCCCAGCCGGCGGCTTTGATCCGCATCTACCAGGACGGCGAACCCACGGAAATGCTGGTCGGCAAACCGGTGTCGGAGTTGACCGTTGGCGATCTCGGCAGTTGAACGGCGCTTCATCCTTGATCAGATCAACCGTCTAGCCCAGGACGACCTGAACAACCTGTGGGAAGCGGCGTCGCTGCTGGCCACCGCTGATTTCGTCGACTACATCCTGGCGGGGTTCCCCGAGCTGGCGTCGAACTATCACCAGATCGCCGGTCAGGTGGCGGCGTCGTGGTTTGAAGAATCCAACCCCGGCTCAGCGTTTGTGGCGAGAGTGGCGGCACCCCCTGTTGTTGAGCAGTTGGCTAACACGGCGCGGTGGGCGTTAGGTGGGGATGGCCGGCAGGCGGTGGCGAGGATGAACGGCTCGTTGCAGCGGGCCACGTTCAACGGCGCCCGCGACACCGTCTTGGACAATGTTGAGGCCACCGGATCGCGGTGGATTCGGGTGGCCCGACCGAATGCGTGCGCGTTCTGCCGTCTGCTGGCCACCCGCACCGGCGAGGACGCCTACACCAGCCGCGAGTCGGCGGTGAACGTGGTGGGCCGCCGTAACCGCGGCTCCCGCCGAGCCGGGGATAAATATCACGACGACTGCTACTGCCAGCCTGTGGAAATCCGGGACAACCAAAGCGTTTCGGATGTGCTGTCCGGTGAGGACGCCGCCCGGGTGGAGCAGTGGAACGAGGACTACCTGAAAGCCCGAGCGAACTCAGGCTCAGGTGATCCGAAGAAAATCTTGGCTGCCTGGCGGCAGCAAGGCGTGTCCTAGCCGAAACGGCTGGAACCGCGAAAACCCGAAATGGGAAGTGAGAACACACATGTCTGACGAGGACACCACGGCCCCGGAGACCGAAACGGCCCCCGAGACGCCGACAGAACCCGATCAACTGCCTGACAACCATCCGCTGGTCAAAACACTCGCCGCGCAAAAAGCGCAGATTCGCGAGTTGAAAGAGAAAGCGGCCCGGCTGGATCAGATCGAACGGGATCAGTTATCGAAGGAAGAGCGGATCGCCGCCGAAGCGGCTGACGCTCTGGACCGCGCTAACCGTGCCGAGGCTGAGGCCCTGCGCTGGCGGATCGCCGCCCGCTACGGGATCTCCGATGAGGACGCCGAACTGTTCCTCACCGCGGCCGACGAGGAAACCCTCGCCAAACAGGCTGAGCGTTTCCAACTGCTGTCCTCGAAACCCCCGAAAGGGACTCATGTGCCGGGGGTCGGTAATCAACCGACCGCGCCGGCGTCGATTGCGGAGCAAATCCAAGCTGCTGAGAAGGCCGGCGACGTGAAACTCGCCATCGCGCTGAAAAGCCAGCAGCTCGCGGAGATCGCCCGCAACAACCGTTAAAACATCTTTCGTGAAAGGAAAGACAAATGGCCGGAATCTCTGGTCTGGGCACAACCTACAACCTGCCCAACTACGTCGGGGAGCTGTTCAGCGTTTCCCCGGAGGACACCCCGTTCCTGTCCGCCATCGGCGGCCTGACCGGCGGTGTGTCCGTCAACTCGGTGGTGTTCACCTGGAGCACCTACGATCTGCGGGACGCCGCGAATGACCGGCAGCGCGTTGAGGGTGCGGACGCCCCCACCGCTGAGGGTCGCGTGCGGGCCAACGGGTCGAACGTCCTCGAGATCCACCAGGAGCAGGTGTCGGTTTCCTACACCAAGCAGGCGGCGACCAACCAGTACGCGGGCACTGCCCCGTTCGTGGGCGGCCCGAACGCGGTGACCGACGAGCTCGGCTGGCAGCTCACCCAGGAGTTCAAGCAGATCGCCCGCGACGTGGAAGCGTCGTTCATCACCGGCACCTATCAGATGCCGGCGAACAACAGCTCGGCGCGGAAGACCCGCGGCCTGGTCGAAGCCATCACCACCAACGTCGTCGACCTCGAGGACGCGGTCCTCACCGCCGACGACGTGCTCGACCTGATGCAGGAAGTGTGGGAGAACGGCGGCATTCAGGAGGCGGAAACCCGCACCCTGATGGTCAACGCCACCCTCAAGCGGCTCCTGTCCAAGCTGTTCGTCTCCGACAAGAACTACCAGGAGATGACCCGCAACGTCGGCGGCGTGAACTTGCAGACGATCGAGACCGATTTCGGTCGCACCAACATCCTGCTGTCCCGGTATGTGCCGGCGGACACGATCATCGTGGCCTCGGTGGAGGACTGCGCCCCGGCGTTCATGGAGATCCCCGGCAAGGGGCACTTCTTCGCCGAGCCGCTGGCCAAGACCGGCGCGTCGGAGAAGGTTCAGGTGTACGGCGAGATCGGCCTGTGGTACGGCAACGAGCTGAAGCACGGCAAGCTGATCAACGTGGCGGCCTCGGGTAGCTGATCATGGCGTTGGCTTCTGAGTCTGATGTTGAGGGCGCCCTGGGGCGTGCTTTGACGGAGGCTGAGGACGTGTCGACGCTGCTGGAGGAGGCGTCGGATCTGGTGGCCGGCTATTTGGGCTACACACCGGATCCGGTGCCTTCTGCGGTGGCTCGTGTGGTGGCCACGATGGTGGTCGCTGTCCTTCAGAAGCCTGCTGTGAACTCCGCCGATTACGGGGTGAACGGCTACAACGTGGCCCGGGAGTCCATGCCGATCAAGGTGGGTGTGGAGTCCGCGACGACGACGGGGCCGTGGCTGACCGCTTCGCTGAAGCAAAGGCTGCGGCCCTATCGTTCGGCGGCGACCCGT